TGGGCACATCCTGCTGGATGGTGTTCACCAGCTGCTCCCGGATCAGGGCCTCAGCCTTATTGCGGGCGATTGCATCAATAGCCATAATAATCAACCTTTCTGGCCGAATGCTGCGCGGAATGCAGCATTTGCGGCCTCATGTGCGTTTGCGGGCTGGCGGTTGCCGCCAGGTGCGGATGTAGAAAACTGTACCATACCGCCGTCCGGCAGAATGGCGCTGGGGTCTGCGGCCTTGAAGGTCTTGACATAGTCATCAAAGCCCAGGATCTCGCCGTCCTTCATAGCAAAATTCTGGGCCTTTGCCTCGGAAAGGAATGCCTTGCGGGCGCTCTCGCTGGAAAACTTCAACCCAGCGGCCTTGCGTTCCAGTGCATAGCCCTTTTCGAGGGCGGCTACCTGGCTGGCAGCGTCAGTCTTGGCTTGTTCTGCCTTAGCCTTCCACTCGGGGTCGTAGCCCTCCAGCTTGCCGTTTGCAGTGTTCAGCTGCTCGGTCAGGGTGGTCTTTTCGGCCTTGAGGGTCGTAATCTCGTTGGCCTTTGCCGTGATGTCAGCACCGTGCAGGTTCATAATGCTGTCCAGCTGTTCCTGCGTGATGCCGGGGATGATCTTACTCACATCTTCACGTTTCAATGTTGAGTGCTCCTTTCTGGTCAATATGAAAAATCGAATCCGTTCGGTTTTGTAACGCGGTTTGCCTTCCGCATGGATCCCGGGCAGGGTACGCACTGCCCTCTGCGATGGCACCGTCTGGAGGCATCGAACCTCCCGCTTCCGGTTTTGGAGACCGGCGCTCTTCCAGAATGAGCTAAGACGGCATGAAAAAAGCGCCCCTGCCCGGCTGGGCAAAGACGCTGACGATATTTGGTTGTTACTGTCCCATTTCTTCATAGACAGGACACTTGAGACAAATTTGGCGGGCTTTCTCCCAACTGCAAGGCGGGGTCTTTTCAGGCGGTAGCATCAGGCTGTCGTTGCCGATGTTTGAAATATCCCAGCAAAGGCCGTCTGCGATTTTGTGGTTAAAAATCGGGCAGAAAACCTGCGGGTCAGAAATCGGAGTTGTATTAAAAGCCATGCTGTTTCATCACCTCGACGATTTGTTTCCCAGCATCGTCCAGCCAGCCTACCGTACCGATAGAACCATCTTGCCGGATGACAATGAAACCTTTTTCAGAATAATAAGCGTGCTGTGTACCGTTGCGCTGGCTGATTGCGAGAATGGCGTGTTCAGCAATTTCATTGGCCTGCGCAAGGCTGATCTGCCGTTTTCCCATTTGCTCGATAGCGTGGCCCTCAAAACTTAGGGTGTTTGGCAACGCAGGAGGGGTAACAGCAGTTCCGGTCAATTTGATTTTACCAGATTGACGCAACGCCGTCAAATCGTTGTTAACGGCATCCAGTTGCTCTTGCCGTTTCGCCGCCCAGCTTGCCTTACTGCTGGCGCTCCTACCAAAGCCTGCCACGCTGGTACGGGCACTGTCGGCCCTGCCACCGGTGGCGCTGATAAAGTCAGTCAGCTCCTGACGGGCCTGCCGGAGCTTCACTGCGCTGGCGGTGGTGTCGGCCCCGGCGGCATCCTCAGCCAGATACCGGCGCTTGTACTTGCGCACGGTGCGCTCCCGGGCCCGCTGCATCTGGCTGATCTCGTACCGGGTGTATCTGCCGCCGTTGTACTCGATGTCCCGGGCGTTCAGGGCTTCCAGGCTCTCCTGCGTCCATGCAGGCGGTGCACCCAGCTCAGGGAAGATGGCAAAGAAGGTATGACGGCAGTTCCAGCCGCAAAGCCCTGCGCCGGTGCCGTAGCCGGTGGCGGTCTCGAAGTCCGGGTAATGTTTGCCCATGTAGTCCACAGCGCCGTCCCGGTGGAACTGCCTGCCCTGCCACTCAGCGTGGGAAGGGCGGGCCCCGCCGTGGGCCGTGGTCTCGAAGAACTCAACCCCCATCTCATCGGCCCGGGCCACCTGCAGCTTTGCACCGGTCTGGTTCACGCCAGTCAGCACCGCCCGGCGGGCGGCTACTTCCAGTGTGTCGGTGTGGCCGGTGGGGTAGGTGACGTACTTCATGGTGTCGGCCAGACTGTCCACCGCGCTCTTGATGGCGCTCTTGTAGTCGAACGCACCGCTGCTCACCTTGAGATGGGCGCGGTCGAGGGCGGCTTCAAACTGGCCGCTGACGGTGTTGGCCGTGGTGGCAGTCAAGTTGTGGAAGGTCCCCGCCGTCTGCTGGTAACCCGCATTGAGTAGGGCCTGCAGGGTGGCATTGTCGGCAAAAGGCGTGGGCTCCTTGCCGTAGTGATAATAGATCTCGTCCTCGGCTTCCATGGCCCGGGTGGCCGCTTCCTGCATGAGCCGCCGGATCTCGGCTTCACTCTTGCCGGTGTAGCGGGCCAGCTTCTTTACCACGTCCTGCCGGACAGCTTCCACCTGCTGGTATCGCCATAGCTGCCAGTGGGCCGTGGGGGTCATGGTGTCCATTTTGGAGATGCGCCGGGCCACGTCCCGCAGGATATCGTCCTCGACCTGCTGCCAGAGCAGCACAAGCCGGTCGGGTGCGTGGTCGAGATAGTCCGGGGCCAGCATCAGCCGCCACCGCCGAAGCTCAGCTCAGGCTGCCGGTTCTCGTCAGCGGCTTCCTGCGCCAGCTTGCGGGCTTCGTCCTCGCTGTATCCCTCAAACTCCACCAGATACCGCCAGAACGGGAACTTCCCGGCGGTAACGTATCCCCAGAACATCTGTTTGCGCTCCTTAGGATCTGAGATAATGGAATCATCGAAGTCGAAGGTCACAGTGCACTCGCCCGGCAGGGGAACCGTCGCACCGCTGTGCCATGCGGCATCCAGCAAGATGTTCACGGCATAGACCAGATCAGTGATGGCTGTGCCGAGGGCTCGTTGCAGATCTTTGACGGTGGTATAGCTGCGCTGCTTGCTGGAGCGGATCTCCTCGGCGGTCTTGTCCACGTTCTGCGGGTCAGACAGGGTACCGTAGGCAAGGCCGCACTGAAATTCGATGCGCTTGAGCATGGAATCCAGCCCTTTGCGGTAGCTCTCATCCCGCAGGGTGGGGGCAAACACCTCGTAAAGGTTTCGACCGCCGGAGACGCTGCCATTGATCCAGTTGCGGTAGAGCCGCTGTTCCCGCAGAGGCATCGTGGAACTACCGTCAGGACCCGGGTGCAGGGCAGTCTGGTCTACATCGAGGGCCAGCTGGCCGCCGTTGTACTCCCAGAGCAGAGCACCATACTGTTCATCTGCATCCCGGATAATGTCCACTGCCGGAGCGTACACGCTGACACCCAGCGGGGAGTGCCGGTCAGCGGCGTTGCCCTTGGGGGTCTTGAAGTATCCCCACAGCGGCCTGTCTACGCCAGTGAACTCCGTATGCGGGGCCAGTGCAGCCCACTCGGCAACGTCAGTCAGGGGGACTTCAACGCCGATATCAGCGCTTGTCATGGAACGGAACGCCTTGACGGTGACGGTATACTTTCCGCTGGAAAACTCGTGGCTTTCCAGCCGGGTGTAGATGCGTCCGCCCCGCACCAGATGATCGTAAAAAATAGCCCCGGTCATACGTCCGGAGCTGTCAAAGCGAGTGGGACAGAAGCAATCTCCCTGCACCACATCGATCTGGATGTGGCCAGCAGGGTCGAGATAGGGACGGAACAACACTCCGCCCAGAGCACAGCCGTACTCCACGGGAATGCGCAGGTCGGCAATAAAGGGCTTGAGCAGCTCATTGATGCTGTCTGCCCGGGTACTGCCGGAAACAAGACATTCCATTTCCATCGTGGTCAGCCGGGCCAGCTCAGCAGCAATACTCTGCGGCAGACCCAGACTGTGCAGCGGGTCTTTTCCGCCGTGACACCATGGGCCGCCGGTATCGTACATCTGCGCCCAGAGGGTGATGGCACTCTCCATGGGGGCAGACACGCTGACGTTGATGGGAGTGTCCTCCCCGAACCAAAGCCGGGCCTTCTCCCGCAGCCACGAAAGCAGCTTGTCAAACATTACTTGGCTCTCCAATCTGCCCAGCGGATGAGCGGGGCGAATATTGTGTAACAGAAATAGCGGATATCATCCATGGCGTGGTCGTTTTCCTTTACCACCCGGTCCTCCTTGGCCTTGTCATCCCAGGAGTAGGCACCGAACTCCCGGCGGGAATCGGTGCAGCTTTCATGGATCTGGACAAGTCCGGCCTGCATCAGGGATGCCACGCAGCGGATGCCGTTCAGAACATCGTTGTCTGCGGGGATGACCTGATACCTGCCGTGCCGCCGGATGGTCTCGATAAAAGATGCGGCGGAAGGGTCTACGCACACAGCCTGAATGTAATAGCCCTTTGTGAGCCGCTCCAGCTCGGCGTAGTGCTCCTCGTCGGTGCGCTGCACCCGCTGTTTGCGGCTGTCGAAATAACTCTCCCTGATACGCAGGGCCTTTCCTTCATGTATAACCCACAGGCCCATGGAACAGGGGTTGTGGGTGCCGTAGTCGATGGACACATAGAACCGTCCGTCCACACCTGCCGCGCTGCCGTGGAAGAGATAAGGATCCGGGCAGAGCGAAAAGAAGGGATAGATCAAACCAGACGCGTTACACCAATTGCCCAAAATGAAGCGGTCGTAATAGACCGTCCCGGCCAGCTCGTGCTTCAGGTGTTCCACGAATTCCTGCGGGAGAAAGGGGTTGTCGTCGATGGTGGAGGTCTGGCAGAAGATGTCCACCTCGGGGTCATCGATGAACTTTTTGAGAAAATGCTCCTGACTGTCCGGGTTCGCTGTGCCGTCGAAGTGGGAATGAGGACAGCGCAGGCGGGTTTTGAGCATCTGGAACACGTCTTCATCCCAGGTGGTCATCTCATCGCCGTAACCGTACTCGATGGTCATGCCCTGAATGCGGGCAACGTGTTTTTTGCTGTCCGCGCCCAGAATGTGGACCCGGCGGCCAAACAGCCGGGCAGTGTTGTCGCTGCTGATGGTTCCCACAAGGGCCTCGCCCCAGATCTCTCGCATGGGGTCCAAAACGTTCCGGCTGATGGTGCCCTGTGTGTTGCCCAGCATTACTGCTGCGCCCTCACCCCGCAGAGCCAGAAGGCGCTGGGGAATGACCACGGCATAGTCCAGCCAGCTCTTGCCGGAACCGGTAGCCCCAACTTTCAGGTTCCACCGGTGTGAACAGGAAGCAAGATATTCTTTCTGCTTAGTCGATAACACTGTCTACTCCTCCCAGGATCTTGCGGGCCTCGGCCAGCTGATCAGAGGCATCGCCGGACACGCCGTTGAACATTCCCAGGTGCCGCCCTAACAGATCCAGGGCTTTCAGCTTGTCGGCCAGCTTGACCTCCTGCTCCAGACCGTCCTCTCCGAAGGTCTTGACCTTGACCGACTGCACAGCAGCCAGATCGTCCGGTGCGGCATCGCTTTTCAGGGAAGCCGTCCTAGCATCGATGAGGTCGCCCGCGTTGACGAACGCCACCTTGGCCAGCTCGCGCACCACCCGGTCAGCGGACACGCCGGTGCGGCGGCTCTGCTCGGCCTGAAGCTGTGCGATGCGGTTCTGGATACTAACATTCGCTAACAGCCGTGCCGCCTGCTCGTTGGCCGTCTTTGGGGAGTATCCGGCACGGATGGCCGCCTGGGTCGCGTTCAGGTCGATCATATATTCTTCACAGAACCGCGCCTGCTTGTCAGTCATCCTCACCACCTCTCTCGTCGTCAGGGTACAAAAAAGCCGCCCCGGGACAGCCCGGAACGGCAAGTGTGATCTTTGAAAGCAGCCCGCAAAGCACAAGAAGGAGAAAAATGCTGTTAAGCGGCAAAAGGTCCAAAAGGAGCAATTCATTATGGAGGTACTCAGGAGGCTGCTTTGAAGCGGCGCACCGCTCTGCGCGGTTCCGCTTGTACCCAGAATATCACAAATGTGGTGTTTTGCACATGGATGCAGGATGGATGTGATGTGGAATCATTCCAGTTTATCCCAGAGCAGAGCCAGCCGCTCACAGCCCCGGCGGATGATCTTTGAGACCTCGGAATTTTCGCACAGCCCCAGAGCTTCCACGATGGCGGGCTGGTGCTTGTTCTCGATGTAAAACATCCGGATGCAGTCACCCTGCCGGACTGTTTCGGGGTCTACGGCCCCGGTGTAGGCCCTGCAGGTGGCATTCATCTTCAGCAGTGCAAGGCGCTGCTCCATCTGCTTCAGCTCCCGTTCCTCTGCATCCAGCCGGGCAACGGCATCTCCGACCTTATCACCGGAACTTCCGCCTGTGGGCATTCCGTTCAGGCTCTGGGTGCATTTCTCGGCAGCATCCCGGATGCGCTGGATCTTCTGCTTCTGGGCCTTCACGGCGGCAGCACCGTCCCGGCACTGCTGGAACCATGCCTTGACCGTTTTGTAATCCGTCATCCCCACACCTCCACACGCACGAACACACCGCAGGGGGCCGACCAGAACTTCTCCACGATCTCGCTGCACACCTGGGCATCATCGTGCCAGAAGTGCAGGCGGGTCATCTCGTCCTTGAGGGCCTTTTCCAGATTGTCAGTATCAGGTTTGGAGGTGCGCCAGCTGCCGTCCGGGCGGCCCTCGGGGGCAAAGCACCACTTGACCACCAGCCGCACTGGCTTCCCGGCGGGCACGGGCTGATCCGGTGCATGGGGTGCCAGGTAGGCGTGGAGCTTGGCCCGGGCGGCTTTCAGTTCGGCGCTGTCGTGGAGCACGGCACAGGGCTTGCCGCCCTTCATGTAGGCGTGCAGCTCCTTGGCGTTGTGGGTGGTGGTGGGCGGCTTCATGGGCAGGAAGAATTGAGCAATGGGCAAAAATTGCACGTTCGTTTCACCTCGTTCTTTCTTTTTTGTTCGGCCAACGTGATGGGGAGGGTTCCCCAGAGGGATGGGGGCTGTGTTCGCCCCATCCTCTGGGAGCCCCCATCACACACGGACGGATTTTGTATATTATATATAGGCTATTTTCCGTCCCGGATTCGGAAAAATAGCCGCTATTTTCCGAAATCCGTAAGCGGATGCGGATTTGTGATAGCCGCTATTTTACCGTTTTTGTACTATGTGTAAAGCGAAATATTGCAAGCTGTAATTTACCCTGCGCTGCCGGGTTCTTTGCGGCCGATGTCCGCGCCGTCGATCCAGAAGCCGCCGTCCGCTTTCAAACGACGGCGTACAGTATCCGGTTTCAGCCCCATATATTCGGCCATGGAGTAGACCGTTACCTTGCCATCCATCATGCAGGCTTCAAAGGCGGTGTCCAGCTCGGCCTTTTTGTCCTTGCTGACTTTGTCCTTATTGCCCCAGCGCTTGGATGCGCCCCGGGTACCCAGTGACTTGTAATCGCTGTCCGGCTGCAGATCCTCCAGCAGGCCGGTGTCCGGCTTGTGGACAGGGTAGTCGAACCAGAGGTTCACCGGGTCGAAGCGTGCAAACTCGCGCAGGGTGCCCTCAATGCGCCAGGCGGTCATGCTGTCGGCTTTTTTCCGGGCGGCTGCGATCTGGGCATCGATGGCCCGCAAGTCGGCCATGCCAAGGTGTTCTTTGGCAATGGCCAGCATCCGACTTTTGCTCAGGGCATCGTCCGGGCCGTAGGCATCGGCATGGCCGCGCTTGTCCAGCATGGCCTTGAGCACTCGGCAGGCGGCCTTGTTGTGGAGCTGTTCCAAGATGGCATCGGTGGGGGTGAGCTCTGTCATATCCAGCATGGCATCCGGGTCACGGGCAAACACGCCGGAGCCGCTGGCGCGGTCCATGCTGCGCTTGCCGCCCTGGGCACCCTTGGAGTGGTGGTGGCAGTAGATCACGGCACAGTCCAGCGCACGGCAGACAAGGTCGAACTGGTTGCAGAACTTTGCCATCTGGTCGGCGCTGTTCTCGTCGCCGGTGATGACCTTGTAGATGGGGTCGAGGATGACGGCGGTGTAACCTTTCTTACCCGCCCGGCGGATGAGCTTGGGGGCCAGCTTGTCCATGGGGACGGAAGCACCGCGCAGGTTCCAGATGTCAATGTTCCGCAGGTTCTGCGGGGGCAGGCCGAGGGCAGTATACACATCCTTGAAGCGGTGCAGGCAGGAGGCCCGGTCCAGCTCGAGGTTGATGTACAGCACTTTGCCCTGGGCACAAGAAAAGCGACCCAGCCAGGGCGTGCCCTCGGCAATGGCGATACACAGCTCAATGAGAGCAAAGCTCTTGCCCGCCTTGCTTGGGCCTGCCAGCAGCATCTTGTGACCCTTGCGCAGCACCCCGGTGATGAGGGCATCGGCCAGCGGCGGCAGGTCGTCCCAGTCGTCAGCCAGACTTTCGGTTTCAGGCAGCTCATCGGTTTCGGCTTCCAGCCAGTCCCGCCACTCGTCCCAGCAGCTTTTGCCGATGTTGGTCTCCAGTAGGGTCTGCCGTTGGCTGCCGCGCAGGATGCCGGGCATCCGAGAAAGGCGGCTGGGGTTGCGGTTCTGCTGGTCGAGGGTCAGACCATTCTTCTGGCAGGCGTCATAGAGGTAATCCACCCGCTTGCGGTATTCGGTGTAATCCGGGGCATCCACCTTGACGATGGCGTGGACGCTCTTGCCGCCGGAGTAGACCAGGGCGGCACAGGGCAGCTCCAGCTGCTTGATGATGGCCTGCTGTCTGCCCAGATCCATGTTGTCGCATTCCACCAGAGCGTAGCGGTAGGCGGTGATATTGGCATCCTTGCGGCCCGTTCCGTCCACCGGATTGAAGCAGATCCACGCGCCCACCTCGGGGTCGCAGTCGCCCACCACCTTGCCGATGTCCCCGCCGCAGGTGTCCAGCTCTGCGATGAGCTGGCCTGCGGTGCGGTCCCAGCAGCCTCTGGTGGGGCGGCGGCGGTCGTCGGCCATGAAGCTCTCGGTCACATAGGCCACATGCTCGTCCTGCTCAAAGAGGGCCTGCAGGTAGCGTCTGAGCTGGTCAACTGGGTCCCACTGCTCAGGCAGAGCCAGGTCGTGGGATTCCACCCACCGGAGGTCCACCAGCTGCCCCTCCGTTCTGGAGGAGCCGGTGGTGAGCTCGTCGCCCCAGTCCAGCGCGTGGCCCGCGGGGCCGCTCCATCCGTGGCTGTAGGCCAGCTGGAAAATGCTGCTCTCGGTGACAGGCTTTGTGCTGCCGTGAAAGCTCTCCCACTTCCGGGCACACTCACCCTTGTGGTAGCGGCCCCCGTCCCGGGCGCTCCATGCTTCCCAGACGGTGACGGGCAGGCCCGCTTCCTTGAGGCCCATGCCCACCATCGTCCACTCCTCATAAGTCAGGGAGGCCGGGGAAATGAAGTCCAATGCTTCTTTGAGTTCGATCTCATCATTCATCTGCGTTACCATACATCCCATGCGGGTGTTTCAGGCGGGGCGGGCGGCGTATAGGTGCTTGGGGTAACACCCTTGGGCACACCCCGCCAGCCCTGGGCCGCAATGCGGTCGATCATGTGTTTGGCCTGCTCAAAACTCCATGTGCCCACATGCTGGAAGCCGTATTTTTCCAGACAGCGGATCTGTTTGGGTGTGGTGAGGCCTTCGTCCCGGCGCTTGTGCAGCCGGTCCAGCAAAAGGCTGGCCTTGCCTGCCGATTCCACCGCATCCGGCAGAATGCCCAGCTTTTCGAGGGCGGTGGTCTGCTGTTCGGTGGGCGGCCCGGCTTCCCAGCCAAAGGCCGGCACATAGCTGGACAGGTCCTCGGCCTGAATGCTCATTTCGTATTGGAGCGGGTCCACCAGCTTTGCCTTTTTGCGGCGCTGTTCGGCCAGCTGTTTTGCAAGGGCTTCTTCCCGCTGGGCTACCACGTCCTCTCTGGCCTGGGCGGCGGCTTCCTGGATGTCCTGCGCAGCCCCGGTCTCGGCCAGATTCTCGGTCATCTGCCGGGCCACGGCCCTGTCCTCGCACACAATGTCTGCCGGGCGGCAGAGCTCGTGCTTGTCGGTCATCCACAAAAAGTCGAGGAGCAGCAGATCGGTCTTGCCCTCGGCCAGACGTGTGCCGCGTCCCACCATCTGGCTGTACAGGCTGCGGACTTTGGTGGGCCGCAGCACAACCACGCAGTCCACACTGGGGCAGTCCCAGCCCTCGGTGAGCAGCATGGAGTTGCAGAGCACGTTGTACTTCCCGGCATCGAAGTCGGCCAGCACTTCCTTGCGGTCGGCGCTCTGGCCGTTGACCTCGGCGGCCTGGAACCCCTTGGCGTTGAGCAGGTCCCGGAATTTCTGGCTGGTTTTGATGAGGGGCAGGAACACCACCGTCTTACGGCCCCTGCACCGCTGCACCATCTCAGCGGCGATCTGCTCCAGATACGGGTCCAGCGCCGTGCCTAGTTCCCCCACGGCGTAGTCGCCGCCGCTGAGGGCCACACCGGAGATGTCCAGCTGCAGGGGAATGGTCTGGGCCATGATCTTGCACAGATAGCCCTCTTTGATGGCATCGGTCAGCTTGTACTCATAGGCCAGGCTGTCGAACACCTCGCCCAGGTTCCGCATGTCGCCGCGGTCAGGGGTGGCGGTCACGCCCAGCACCTTTGCACTCTCGAAGTAGTCCAGGATGCGGCGGTAGCCGTCGGTGATGGCGTGGTGGGCCTCGTCAATGATGATGGTGCCGAAGTAGTCCCGGGGAAAGCGTTCCAGCCGGGCGGGGCGCTGCAGGGTCTGCACGCTGCCCACCACCACCCGGAACCAGCTGTTCAGGCAGGTGGATTCTGCCTTTTCCACGGCGCTGACAAGGCCGGTGGAACGCTGGAGCTTGTCTGCCGCCTGTTCCAGCAGCTCGCCCCGGTGGGCCAGGATGAGCACCCGGTCCCCGGCACGCACCTGATCGGCGGCAACGGAGGCGAACACGATGGTCTTGCCGGTGCCGGTGGGCAGCACCAGCAGCGTGCGCAGACGGCCCTGCTCCCACTGGGCGTGGATGCTGTCCCGGGCGGCCTGCTGATAGGGACGCAGGGCTTGGATGTTCGCCATCAGAATGCCCCCTGTGTCCAGCCCTGAGCGGGCGCGGCCTTAGGTTCCGGCGGCGGCAGGAAGCGAGTGACCTCATTGCTCTGGCCGGTCTTACCTGCGTTGGGGCCGCTCTGCTTGGTGTATTCCCGGATGCCCAGACGGCACCAGCCCCGGGCACCCACCACCTCGTTCCAGCGGGGGCGGAAGGTCTCACCGCGCTTGCACTGGCCGATGCTCTCAAAGAAAGCACCCAGCAGGCCCTGGGTCTTGGTGTGCAGGTACAGGCGGTCGGTGACGGTGGTGTCACCCTTGGCCCCGCCGAAGATCTTCAGGGTCAGCTTTGCCATGGAGCAGGGCGGCAGCTTGGCGCTGCCCTCAAAGCGGGCACGTTCCATGCCGGTGACCTCAAAGGCATAATCGCCCTCGGGCAGGAGCACGAACTCCTGCTGCTCGTTGGTAAATTCGTCGTCCCAGCTCAGGGCTCGGTCGGTGTTCATGTCATTCATAAGTAAGTTCTCCTTTCAATTGTCAAAACGGCAGGTCACGGCTGTCCAGCACCATCTGGAGCACCTGGGGCCATGCGGCCACCAGACAGCCCTCTACGAAATCGGCCGGATAGTCCCGGATGGGCATATCCTCGGGGAAATAGCCCCGCTTGCCCACCACAGCCTGCAGCTCCTCCGGCGTGACGTTGTTTGCGCTCATCAGGGGAGCCAACTTTTCCGGCACGCCCAGTGCGATCAGGTCGGGCACCAGCAGAGCTTGTGGCACCGTCTCGGCGGGGGGTTCCGGCTGCGGGGCAGGCGCGGGCAGGATGTCGGCTTCCGGCTGGGGGCGAGGTTCCGGCCTCGGCTTCGGTGCGGGCGCAGGTGCGGTGCCGGGGATGCAGGCGGCGATGCCGGCGTAATCAAAAGGCATCTCGTCGGGCAGGCCAAAGCGGTTCTTGGCATCCCAGCAGGGGTGATGGGTGGTGTACATGACCCGGCGGCCGCCGGTGACCTTGTTTTTTGCGTTGGGGGCACTGCTGCTCTTTTCCACCACGGTCTGATAGTTGACAAAGAGCAGCATATCGCACCACTCCCGGATCAGCGGCTCTACCTGCTTGGTGGTCTTCATGGTCCAGCGGTCGTAGGAGCCAGCAGCGTCCGGCTGCTCGAACTTGGTAATGGCCGCGTGGGCAAGGACCAGAACATTGTGTCCGGTGTTCAGCACCTCTTCCAGTGCGTCCAGCAGCTTGCCGAACTCCTCTTTCAGGTAGGTGTAGCCCTTTCCGTAGCCAAAGCCCTCCAGCCCGTCCACCTTGGCCTTGGCGCAGACGGCATCAATGGCCAGCCGTTCGGCCCAGTCGGCGGTGTCGATGACCAGCGTGCCGCAGGGGATATTTCCCCTGCGCACCTCGGCTACCTCGTCCAGCAGCATGGCCCAGCTGGTGGGCTGGGGCAGGCGCTTGATGTTCAGCCGCTTGGTGCCGCCCTCAGTGTCGATGAACACCGGGTCCGGGAAGCGGGAGGCAAAGGTGCTCTTGCCGATGCCCTCGGGGCCATACAGCACGGTCTTGACCGGGGAATCCTGCACCCCGGCGGTGATGGCATACTTGCTCATTTAGAACGCTCCTTTCGTCCAGCTTCTGGGCTGGGGCTTTTCGGTGACAGGCGGCTCGGCATCTTTTACCATGCCGTCCTCAATGATGATCTGGCACTCGCTGCCGGTGGAGACCCGGGTGGCGATGGCCTGCAGGTGCTCTGCTTCCAGCCAGCGGCCAAACTCGGTCAGGGTGGTCATGTCCATCTGCTCCAGCTTGTCCAGCAGCACAAAACCGCAGTCCGGGTTCAGGCGGCGGACAATGGCGGCGGCTACCCGCAGCTGGTCACTGCCGGACATATCCCGCCAGTGCTTTCCTTTATAAGTAAGGGCACCGTCCTCCACACTCAGCTCAGGCAGGGGCAGGTCGGCACCGTTCAGCAGGGCCATGCGGTCAGCCCGCTTCTGGGTGATGGCTTCGGTGAGCTTGTCGTAGTCGCTGGCATACCGGGCCGCTTCATCCTCGGCGCGGGACTTTTCCAGGTTGGCCCGGACCTTGCGGTTGGTCTCCTCGATGCCCCGGATGGATGCCTCCAACTCTGCGGTGGATTCGTCCTGCAGGTTCTCGGCAGATTTCCGGGCCGTGCAAAGCGATTCATTCACTTCGTCCTGCTCCTTCACCAGCAGCGCAAGGGTCTGTTCCAGCTGCGTGCGGCGATCTGCCAGCACACGGGCTTTCTCTTCCAGCCCGGCAAGATTTTGGCGCAGGCGCTGATTCTCGCCGTTGCGGGTCAGGATCTCCTGCTGCTGGCGGATGAGGTCGGAGGCGCTGACCGGTTCTTCCGGGGCATCGGGGTAGGAAATCAGCTCCTCGGCAAAGTGCTTTTTCTGCTGGGCCAGCTGGCCGGTGAAGGTGCGCTTGTCGTACAGGGACTTGATCTCCAGATCCCGGACGTGCAGCTCGGTGCCGATGCCGATGATGCGGAGCAGGATGTCCGCTTTCTCCTTGTCGGATGCTTCCATAAAGCGGGGCAGATCAAGGGCCAGCGGCTCGATAAAGGCATTGAGCAGCTGCTGGCCGCTGCGCCGCCCGGTGGGGTCGGTAACGGTCAGGGTGCTGTTTTTGCCCTTGCGCTCCACGATTACGCCATTGGAAAGGGTGACCTTGAGATGGGCGGGAGCCACGGCCCCGTCCCGCTGTGCGGCATTGGGGCGGAAGCGGTCGCCGCCCAGCGCCCAGGCAAGGGCATCCAGCACGCTGGTCTTGCCCTGATTGTTGTTGCCGCCCACGAGGGTGAGCCCGGTGGGGGCGGGGGTGAGCGCAACGGCCTTGATGCGCTTGACGTTTTCGGCCTCAAGGGCCGTGATGGTTACAGACATTTGGATACCTCCCCTTGGATCTGTCCGAGTGTGTGAACAAGCATATTGGTCAGCTGCTCCCGCTGTTCGGGCGGAAGCCTGCGGAGGGACGGAACCACCATTTTGCCGATGTTCTGGAGAGAACGGTCGGCCAGCAGCACGTTGTCATAGGAGCTGTGGGCATCCTGTTCGCTGCCGGAAGCGGCCTGTTCCAGCTGTGCCCGCAGGTCGGCGGTCATCTCGGCGGCCATTTCCCTGGCCTGACGCTCCACCTCTTCCTTGTCCACCACGGCGGTGATGGGCTGTTTCTTGAGTGCGTCATTCTCGGCCTTGAGCTTGTCGCCCCGGAGCTTGGCCGCTTCGGCCACCTGCCGGGAACCAACCAACTGGTTCTCCGCGTCCTTGGCCCGGGCTTCGGCCCTGTCGCGCTCGGCTTCGGCCTTCTGGCGCTGGAGGTTGGCCGCAATGCGGCTTTCGTACATTTCGTTATAGCTCCGTTCTGCCTTTTCTTTCTCGGCTTTCAGCCGGGCATTTTCCTCGTCCAGCCCCTGCACATCCGCAAGGGCGGCATCCAAGTCGTTTTTGGCAGTCTGGGCTTCATCCTGCGCTTTGCTTACCATGTTCCACGCCTCTTCCTCCCGGGCTTCGGCAGCAGCGACACGGTCCTTCTCGGCCTTGATCTGGGCCATGGCTTCCTGATACTGCTTGTTGGTGGTGATGTCACCACTCTTGACCTTCTCCACCAGCTCTGCAGGGGCGCTGGGCTTTGCTACGGCATACAGCAGAGTAGGAGACAGCTCCTTCAGGATCTTCTGCTGGCGGGGGCTGCTGCCGTCCAGCAGTGCCGAGACTTGCAGCAGCCGGTATGCGGTATCCTTGGTGATGCCGATGGACACGCACCAGCTTTTGAACGTATCCTCGCTATGCTGGTTGTTTCGAGCTTTTCGCATTGTGCGACAAGCTCCATCTTCACCGTTGTCGCATTGTGCGACAACTCCGCACAGCGCATCATGGGCGGCGGCAATGGCATTGCCCATGTGCACAAGGCCGCGTTCGGCCATCTGCTTACCGTGGCGGTATTCGTTCTCCGCAAAATGCAGGTCTTCCACGGTCTGGTCGGTCAGGCCGGAATAATCGAACGCCGGGCGCATCGCATCCGGCACGGTGGTCAGGGGCTTTTCTTGCGCGGTCTGGGTGCCGGGCACTTCCGGTTCCTCTTCCACCGGGTCTACCGGTGCATTCTTGCAGGGCTTGGCCTCCCTGAGGGCCGTCAGCATCTGCTCGGGGAGCTCGTAGTCGTCCATCGGGATGAACTCGTCGCTGGTCAGAAACGCTTCCGGGGTCAGCCGCTTTTCAGTGGCCTTGGCCTTGTCGAACTTCTGTGCCAGCAGATGGCTTTCTTTCCAGACCCGTGCGGATTCGTCCCAGCGCCAGAAGCGCCCACGGGTATAGGCGTAGTAAACATCGTTGCTGTTCTGGCTGATGATCATACTCTCACCTCCGTGCCCTTCAGGCGGTCCAGCATCTCGGTCTGTACATCCTTGTTCATGGGCTGGATGTTGTTGCCCTTCCATCCGTAGCAGAGGATAGGCCCGTAAAGCTGGCGGCCTCGGTACTTCCGGTTGAGCAGGCTGGCGGGCTGGATGGGACCATCGTACCGGCCCACGAACAGCACCGCCGGGGTGCGGGGCAACACGATCATTTCGCAGGGAGTGCCCAGCCGGTTCTCAATGGCCCACAGGCTGTCGGGCAGGGATGCGATCACCGGGGCCTTGCCCGGCTCGGCTAAAATACCTTTCATTTGTAAAATCCTTTCTGATGTGATATCATCAAGGGTAATGGGGCTTGTGAATTCCATCACCCTTTGGGCTCGTCCGTGTTACCAGCACGGGCGGGCTCATTTGCTTTTCATGCGCCCCTCCGGTTCTGCCGGTAGTCCGGCTCTTCGGTGCGGGCGTGGGTGCGGTCAACGCGGCCATAGCGGCGGGCGTTCTGCTCACGATCCTGGGCGGCAAAGCCCAGCCGCAGGAACGCTACCGCTGCCAGAACCAGGCACAGGGCCGTGACGAACTGGCTGTCAGAGATGGAGCTGCCCAGCTGTGCACCGCCCTCGATGCCCATGCCGTACAGCAGACTTACAGCACCGCTGGCAGCAGCCAGCCAGTACCAGACGCGGGATTTGATCTTCATGCGGGGTCCACCTCCTGAAGGTAATTTGCAGCGGATTGTGCGCAGGTGGTGCCGTAAGCGGCAACTGGGTGCCATTCGCCATCCGCAAAAACCTGCACAGGTTTCGAGCCGCTTTCTGCGACGGCTTCAGCACCGGTTCGGTTGTACCCGGAGTCACGGATGCCATCCCAGCGGAACCACATGCGGGTCAGCACTGGTGCAATGTAGGACACGCTGCTGGTGGGTGCAGCGGCCCGTTCAGAGGCGAGATAATAAGGTTTCATGCGGTCTTTTCCTCCTTTGCGATTGCCGGGAAGAAATACTCCCCGATTTTTTCGGGCTGAATGTGCAGCACGGTACAGATGGCGACAATTTCTTTCCAGCTCCACTTTCCGGCGTTTTCTGGCATGTTGACACGCTCATATAAGGTACTGCGGGGAATACTGGTTCGCTCTGCCAGTTCTTGAATTTCCAGCCCCTCGTCCTCAATGAGACGGCGGAGCTTGAGGTAAGGCTTCTTCATGGTTTTCATCTCCTTGTTGATGGCTCCCTTCTGCGGTATACTTGGGCAGAAGGAAGGTGAAATTATGAAATTGTATCACATTGATAGATTAAGAACACTGACGGATGGGCAAAGAATTGAACTCAAACCGCTCTCCGAACTCAGCAACTCTGTGCGGAACTCTCATTTTGTGAAATCATTTCAAAATGGACTGTCCCACCATGGCGAGTATTATCTGGACACGCGACTAAATTTTAAATTGTGCCGAGAACTTTCCTACGATGGATTTTCTTTAATACGAGCAAATGAACTTGATCAAGACATCAGGTTTTCTCGCAGCAAAAGCATTGAATTGGCTCTTGAAATGATTCGGCAGCACAATTTTCCAGATGCTCCATCACGCCTGACATCTTTTTTTGCTCTAGGTTCATTGCAGGGATCTGATTGGGAGCTTCTGCGAAAAAATGCTCAACAGATATTTGAATTTGAAGCTCCTGACGATACGCCCGTTTATGATGCGTCACTTTTATTTGGCGGAATGGATTTGCTTTGGAATGGCGATTATTGGAAAGTAGACTTTTCGGTAGCAGAGTTTTATGATCACTTATACGCCTATTGGGCTGGTGAACGCACACAAACGCCGCAACTGGAATACTTAGTTCAACTTCCGACCCTGCCAATTCACAAAGTTTATTTATAACGTTCAGTTTGCATGGTGTGCGCACCAATCGCCCCAAACTCAGATAAGCTTTGCGAATGTACTGCCGAATCCGCTTCGCCCGAATCCTCAATAACCCGCTTGTGTGTCAAATTGCTTTGGGAAGTGTTGTTCTGCGTCCGGGATGTGTTGTAAACGGGGCTAAGTGCTAACTGGTTTACAACCTGCGATTGCCGCTCTTGTACCGCTAATACAAGAGCGGCAATTTCTTTGGGCTTGCCAACAATTTCGATTTTCACGTTGTTCACCTCCTTCACTTGAATTCTACTTTAAGTAGACAAACTGACGAAAAAAATTTGGTCGATAGGAATGCCCACGACCTCACTGATTCTTTTCGCGGTTGCAATGGTGGCATCTTCAGGCGATGCTTCGATTTTTCGATATGTATCGCGTGAAACGCCGAGTTTTTCCGCCATTTCCCGCTGGGTGAATCCAGCGTACTGGCGAGCTTGTTTCACAGTGAATCCCAACATTTTAGCCTCCTTTCGTTTGGGCTTGGGAATACTATACTCCACTTTTAGTAGAATGTCAAGAACTTTAAGTAGAAAAATCTCAAAACAATGTTGACAACGCTCTACTTTTGGTGTAATCTCTACATATAAGGAGTGATTCAATTGAGCATCGCTGAAAATATAAAGAGAATCCGCTTGGAGCATGGTCTTTCTCAATCTGAGCTGGGCAAAATTGCCGGGGTTAGTGATAAGGCAGTGTCCACTTGGGAGCTTGGGCTAAAGACTCCCCGCATGGGTGCAGTCGAAAAGATGGCAAACTACTTCGGTATCACCAAAAGTGCTATTGTGGACGATGCTCCCATGACTTCGCTCCAAAAGCCCGTTGTCCCGCCGGGGTTCATGCCGATGCCCGAAATGGTGCAGGTCCCCCTGATCGGCTCTATCGCGTGCGGCACACCCATCACCGCAGAGCAGAATATCAAAAGCTATGTCGGTGTTCCGGCTGCATGGAGGGCTGATTTTGCGTTGGAATGCCACGGGGACAGCATGGCCCCTACCATTTGTGACGGTGATGTGGTTTGCATTCGCAGTCAGCCGGAAGTAGAGCAAGGACAGATTGCGGCGGTGCGCATTGGTGAGGAGGCTACCCTGAAGCACTGCTATTATCAGAATGGTGTGGTACAGCTGATTGCAGACAACCCCTCTGTATGCCCTCCCATGGTTTATACCGGTTCCGATTTGGACGAAATTGAAGTGGAAGGTTTGGCTGTTGGTTTCTGTCGTGGGCTGGTGTAGGCAAGTTGAATTTAGACTAGGCTGATAGGATTAAAGGAGGTACAATATGGCTGTTTGCGCGATTTGTGGAGAAAAGCTCGGGATTTTTGACCGGGAACTTTGCACGGATGGCTTCATCTGTAAAAAGTGCCGCTCATTCTTTTCGGATTTTAAAGTTGACTATAAGACGGCTTCTATAAAGAGCATGAAGGAACAGCGAGCCTTTTTCAAAGAACGTCAGGAGCGCGCAAAGGGCTTTGAAGACTTGCAGGATCCTGGCACAATGGTTGCTTATGTAAATCGGGAACAACGACTTATGACAGTGAGCGGCATTCCGGGATGGTTCACTTTCGATGAACTGGCCGATTATACCGTGGAGGTTGACACGAAAACCGTCACGGAAACAAAGGGCGGGCTCACAAGAGCCGTCGTTGGCGGTATTGTTGCCGGATCTGCTGGTGCAATTATTGGAGGCAGCACTGCAAAGACTGTTTCCCATACAGTAGAGTCTGACCCCAAAATGTCTTTTACCGTCGATTATCCCGCCCCCATAGGGCGGATGACATCGCCTGTTTTTACGTATTCCCGTAAAGTGCTAGAGCTCTGCGAGGAAATTTTTGCAGACCGCGCTGTATCGAAAGACGAAAAGGGGGCTTCCAGTGCCGCAGACGAGCTGTTAAAGTTCAAAAAGTTGTTGGATATGGGCGCAATCACGGAAGACGAATACAAAGCCCAAAAGGCACGGCTGCTCAATCTGTAAACTGAAAAGCTAACGGTTTTGCCGTTTGCAAATAGTGCTATTGGTCCATGAGTTGCCGAGGAATCCTCGGTAGTTGAACAAAAGAAAAACGCCCCGGTGTTGGCGCACCGAAGGCGTTTCCGAACCGCTTACCCGAAGGCGTTACAGCTCTGTACAGTAGAATTGCGAACTCTCTGCACAGATATGATATCACCTTTGGGCGGGCTTGTCAAAGTGTACCCCAAAGGAGGTATTTTTTATGGGAATGCGAACCAACACCGCCCAGTGGCTGCCGAACCAGAACCGCTGGCAGATCAAGGTGCAGAAGGACGGCGTGCGTAAGGCGTTCACCAGTGCAAAGCCGGGCCGTACCGGCCAGCGGGAAGCAAATGCAAAAGCGGATGCCTGGCTGGATGAGGGCATTTGCAGCACTACCAAGCGCTGCTTGGAGGTCTGGAACGAGTATCTGATCTCGGTGCGGGCCACCGCCGGCACAAGCTATGCCCAGCAGGTGGAGAAGTTCGGACAGAACTACATCCTGCCAGTGGTGGGTGACCGCCGGATCGGTGACCTGAATACGGGAATGCTGCAGGATGTGCTGAATCGGGCATACAAGGAAGGCAGCATGAACCCGCAGGCTACCCGAAAGAGCAGGGGAAACCTCTCGAAGAAAACATTGCAGGGAATCCGGGCGGTCGAGGTCAGCTTTGTGAAATGGGCCCGGCAGCATAAATACACCGCCCTGCGGCCAGAGGACGAGGGTCTCACAGTACCCAGGGGAGCGCGTCAAAAGGGCCGAAAGATCCTTCAGCCGGACGCATTGCGGGTCCTGCTTTCCACGGATACGCGCATCGTTCGTGGAAAGGTTGAACAGGATGCCAATATCCATGCCTACCGCTTTGCGGTCCTGACCGGCCTGCGCCCTGGCGAACTGCTGGGCCTGCGTGTGGGCGATGTGGAGGGCAACCGGCTGCATCTTGCCCGGGCCATCAATACATTTGATGAGGAAACACACGGCAAGAACGAAAACGCTATCCGCATTGTAATCTTACACCCGCTGGCGGCTGCGGAACTCCACGCTCAGCTACAGCAGCGGGCCTTTGAGGAGGAGCGGCCTCTTCGGGGTGATGATTCTATCTTCTCCCTGAGGAACGAGCAAAGCCTGTACAACTTCTGGAAACTCTACCAGCGCAGCAACGGTATTGACCCGCCGGTCAGCCTGTATGAGCTACGGCACACCTTTGTGAGCATCATCGAGGATGCCGTGTCCCCGGCAGAACTGCGCCGCATGGTAGGGCACAGCAAAAGTATGGATACTTACGGCTGGTACAGTCACGCCGTTGACGGCAGGGCTGACACGGCAGCAATGGCCGTTTCAGATGCTCTGGCAGAGTATTCTCCGCGTGCGAAATAA